CAACTTCGTAACGCAAATGACGTTCAAGGTTTTTCATGAACGTCGAACCGTTTCCTTCTTTCCATTTAGGTATGAAAATTTCGGACATAGTTGTTAAGGGTTAACCTGCCGTGTTGGGGAAGGATCGCGAAAATAACACAAAAACGCGATCCAACCCCTAAACAACGACAAATATATTAGCCTACGTCGTTAGCGCTATGCATTGCCAAGTACACGTCAAGCTCGCCTGCGGTAAGCGCGGAAGGCGAACCGGAAGAGGAGTTGGTGAACTTGATCTGCAAGGCATCAGCGGCTGCGGCAAAAGTCCCGGCAAGGGTCTTTGGTACTGCACCTTGAGCTGCAATGATCGGGCCAACTGCGGTTACGGAAGTGGACTCGATGAAGTTATTCGGGTCACCGTCCGTTCCCAATTCAGCTGCCAAAGCGCCCGTACCAGTCATTGCGGTACTGACGTTGATCATAGCTTTCGAGATGACGAAGTCTGTTGGTGTGTTTCCAAGAGCAACGGTGACGGTATCGGAAGACCCTGAGCCTTCGTCAATGTCGGTGTAAAGGATCTTCCACTTGTGCGTGTATCCTTGTGCGCGTTCTTGGTTCGAGAGGACGCTCTTACGAGCGTTGTCGAGTGTTACGTCGGTATTAGCCATTATTAAATCTCCTTGATGTTAGATGGATTAGTTAAAGAACCCGTGAGCTTTTGGAGCGTAGCAGGCAAGTCCGGCAATGACGTCTACAAAACCTCTGCGTCCTCCGCCTTGGTCTTCCAACTCGGTAGCGGACTCAGCTTTGAGCGAGTGCATTCCGACGTATTCGGGATCAACGAGCAATCCGGCATCAGCGTCAACGGTATCCGATCCGCTCGTCCGATTTACGAAAAGCGAAGGAACGATTGCAACGTTACCAAAATCTCCTTCGTAGAGATTTACGGTAAGCGTGATCTTGCGGGACTCGGCATCCTGGTTGACAACGTAAGTGCCATTGGCTGCGGCAAGCTGACGTGAGAAGTTGCTGATCTCTTGCTTGAGGCTCGGGCCTGCAATCAAGGTCAACTGTCCACCGGGCATTCCGTTAGCTTGATACAGTTCTTGAAGAACGGTATTGAAGGTAGCTTCGGTCTGCGTGCCTGTGGTATCGTTTGCAACGCTTTGATAAGCGGCAGGAACGTCGGAAGGTTGTCCACCCGATCCGAGCCACTTGAGCAATCCGCGAGTCTTGTAAGGCGTGCCACTTCCGGCTTCTGCCTGACGGTCTTGTGCGGAACAGAATGCAGATTCGATTGAACGCTTGACGTTCCGTACTGCTTTGGATTCAGCGTTTGCGAACTCGGATGCGACTCCTGCGGTATCAACAAGTTGTTGAATATCACTTACTTGGAACGTATCCCGGAACTTCTGAACATAGTTTCCTAAACGAGTGCGATCTTCAGCTTGGTTCTTGAAGCTCGAAACGTCTTCGCCTTCGTTAACTCCGTCAAAGTTTGGAGTACTAAGTTTATCGGCCTGCCATTCTACGAATGTTCCGGTTGCGTTAGCCTTTTTCATCATGCTGACGAAAGGCGTTGATTCAGGTTCTAGCACGCTGATTATCGACGTGAGATCTTCTCTATTACCTGCGGTATTATAGCTTGTACTTGAAGCCATTGTGGTATCCTCCTTGGTTTGTTAAATTAAGATGCGGTTGCCCGCTTGAGTTTTATGTAGTGTTGATAGTCTGTGATGTTGCCCGATTCCTCGAACTTGGCCTTAGCCGCTTGCAGAACTTTCTTTCGTTGCGAGTTCTCCGTCCTTGGCTTGCTTGCTCCGGCTTCGACTGAAGCGACTGGAGCTTTGGGCTTGGGTTTCGGTTTGCTCGAATCGACCTGGCGGGCTTGTACCGACTTCATTCCTTCGATCATCAATCCCAAAGCAAAGTTTCCATTGGGTAGATGCTGAAGCAAAGGCTTGTAAAGCGGGTTGTCCTTGGTCTGCATAAACAGTTTGTACTCTTCGCTCTCCCCATCGCTTAGAAAGGAAAAGGTCTGAACTGCGTGTTGGTCGCTTTGGTGGCGCTCCTCGATCCATTTCTGTCTCGCGGGAGCATCCTTTCGCAGGATCTTGCGAGCGTTAGCCCGGATTCTGCGAAGGTCTGCCTTGGTGTAGGTCTTATCTCCATCTTTAGCGACGTACTCGTTTCCGTCATCATCGTAATCGACTTCGTTCTCAAGTCCCTCTTCCGTCCACTCGATGAGCGTGGTGAGGTTCTCGACTTCCTTAGTCAGCGCGTTGACGTCGTTAACGTTATGCAATGCGTTATCCTTTAGGAACTCAGGTTGTTCGTCAGATTTTGGCGTTGCTTGGGCTTGCGCCTGTAGCTCGGCATTCTCTGCGGCTAACGCTTTCTTTTGAGCAGTAAGGTCTCCAAACCTCTTTACTGCGCTCAAAGACAAAGACTTAGCCAACTCCTTGGTTTCCTCTTCGGATAAAGCATCCAGGTCAATGTTGTATTTAGAAAGAACATCCGAAGGCTCTGCGGGCGGCTCGGGTTGCTCCGATTCATCCGGTTCTTCGATAGACTGTTGTTCCTCGGATTCCTCTTCTTCCGCAGCTTGTTCTTCAGCGGATTCGGATTCTTCTTCAGATTGCTCGGGTGCTTCTTCCGTCTCCTGAGATTTGAGCAAATTGCTCGCATACTCTTGGATAGTCAGATTGCCCTCGCTTGGCGTTTCACTACTCTCAGCTTGTTCAGAGGTAGCAACTTCGGTTTCGATTGATTCGACTGTCATAATTCTTAGCGCTCTTTTCGCTAGATGTAGCAAAGTGTAAGGTAATTCTCCTTACATGGCAACAAAAAACCCCCTCGCGAGGTAGTGTGGCGGATCTCGCAAGGGGGTTACCCCCATGAATGAACTATTCTATAGTTTGTAAAAAGTGTCTAGTTCTTCGTCTATCGCTTCGAGTTTACCGCATAGCATGAAGTGTCTGTTCGTGCAGGCAACGACTTCGGGTATCTGCAACTGGCGAATCACTTCCTCACGCATCTCTTCGCGCATCTCGATGTACTTTAAAAAATTCGGTTCTCCCTTGAGGAAGCTCAATGCTTGCATAGCTTCTTCGGGATCGATTTCGTGGTAGGTCTTTTTCTTTCGGGGCATATTACCACTTTTTGCACGACCAGTATCCTGCCGTAAGTTTTGATTTCTTCTGATCGCACTTATGCCTGGCTCGAAAAGACTTTCGTCTTGCAGGCTCGGACTTGCGTATCTTCATATTCGGATCTCCGAATCTTACCAAGCGTACCTTGTCCCCCTCCTTGGCAAGGACTGCAAACTTCTTCGATTTGCCGGGTGTGCGCTTTGGCTTGTTATACCCGCCAAATTTTTCCTTGCGATAAGTTACGCTCACTTGCATTTGCGCATCTTCTTACGCGCCATCTTTTTCTTTTTAGGTGGTCTTCCAACCTTGCTTCCGTACGTTCCTTTACCTCTTGGCATATCTATGTCCTCCTATTGGGCTTGAGTTTCCCCGAATTGCGTTGGGGCTGCTCCGAGTCTTCCGATCTCAGCGTTCTGACGTTGCGTGACTTGCATCTGTCTTTGCTGAAGGTAGTTTTGTATACGCTCTTGCAGAGCAGGATCTTGTTGTACCTTTTGCGTGACGTCGGGTTGCGCCAACCATTGTTGAAATACTTGAAGCTTCATCTCATGCGCATCGTTCGGACGAACGTTGGGAGGCACGCCTGCATATATCTCAGCAATCGTCTGCCTCTCCTCCTCCACCGCTTTTTGCGATGCGGTTTCCTTGGGGACTATGATACTCTCTGCCGCTCCTGGTAAGATTTGTCCGACTGCAACTTGAAGGAGTCTCTCTGTGTCAAGCACTCCGTTCTTGTCAAGCATACCGCCAAGCTCGGCTATTGCCTTTACGCGCTCGACCATTTGGGCGGGATCTTGCGTGGCGGCATCGAATTGCAAGTAAAAGTCAAAGCGTTCACCGGAGTTGCCCTTGGCAAACTTCTGCATATCCTGCATTCCGGTTACTCGGAAGTATTCTTGGTCAGGCCCGTATTGCTGATATAAACTGAATATCTGATCAAGTACTTGCTTGAGGTGCTGGAAGCACTTGTCGATGACCTCTTGTTGTTTCATCTGCGCTTCCACGGGATCGACCCCGGGTGCGTTCCTGCCAAAGTATCTGTCCGCTTGTTCCTTGATATATCTGCGTAGCTCGACGTTGACTGTCGAACCCCGAGGGGTGTCGGCAAACCTGATCTCTCCAGGCGTGCGATAAGGAATGCGAATACCTGGCCCCCACTTTGTCGGGGCGCGACCAAGGGGATGTTCTATCGGAGGCAAAGTGGTCAATGACTGAGCGTCAATCGCAGAGTCGGTTTCCACCTTGAGTACTTGCTGAAGCGATTCGATCAACTCGGGGTATGACCTGGACGAGTACAAACGCTTGGAAGTCTTCTCAAGCGTGGTTACTTGGAAAGGATACTTGCCATGAGCATAGTCCATCAACTGGTGCTTGGCATAGGACTCACTAACGTCAGGATGAAATACCGTGCAGTAAATACCCGGAATGTTATCCTCGTCCAAGAGTCTTTGATAGCAATATACGATCTTTACGTATTGATCGTCAGTATGCACGAACTGATCTTGTTCGCGGATATTATATAGGTTGCTATCCGCTTCCGCATTGTTGGTCAGGTCGATTACCGATTCGCAAAATTCCTTGTCCCACTTTTCCGTATTTATCTTGGAACGTATTTGCTCAGGGGTCATGTTGACCACATGGAATACGTAGGGCGCTTCCTGCGGATCAATCGTATAGTTAGGCCAAAATATATCTTCGTCAGGTGCGAGTGAGCGAAGCTTGGGGCGGCTTACGACTTCTCGCGTAACCGGAACGGTAGTCTCACCGTCTTTTCTCAACTCGCGGAGCATCGCTCGGCCTTTCGACTTGCTCACTCCGAATTGTTGCTTGAGGGTTTCGCTCAGTTCATCATCCATTGATCCGTCCTGTATGACTTCTGCAATGGCGGGCAAAACTTGCGCGATCTCCTCAAGCTTGATCGTTTGTTGTTGTTTCAGGTCTTGTTGTTCGTACCACGTGTAATGAACCATCATCCCCTTCTCAAAGAGG